AGCGTTGCGCAAAACGACCGCATCACCATTTCAAGGATGCCGGATGCTGGAAAGTTTCAAATCAGGACGGCAACCGATACCGGCACAATGTGGCTTTCGGCAAATGTCTCAACCTATCAGATCGAGACGGCACTAGAGGACATCGAGCCGGGGGAATTCCTAGTGGCCAGAGATGCGACCGGAGAGACGATCAAGATCGAGGTCAAGCGCACCGCCGTGGGAGTGAATCCGGCGATCACGGTTTCCGAGACGTTTATTGGCCCAATCGGCGTGACGATGACGCTGGACACATCCAAAATGCTGCGGCTGCTCGACGCTGCCAGCGTGGCGCTTCCAACTGCGGCGGTCTTGACCTTCTCGCGCGGGACGGAGACGCAATTTTCGCAACTGGTGACACTGGCTCCGGTATTGTTGAGCCACGGGCAACCTGTTTGACGGTTCCAAAAAATGAATGAGGCGGCACTTGATCGGTATTACCGGGGGACTCTTCGGCACTTAGAGCGTGCGTTCCGTTTCCAGCGCACGATGACCGCGCCGGAATGGTCCGAGAAAGTTCGACGCATGGAAGGCGGGAGGCGCTTTCGCTTTGATTTCGCGCCATACCAAAGGGAGATGATGGAGGCGCCCTATGATCCGCGCGTGCAAATGACCGTTTACATGCTCGCCAGCCGGATGGGCAAAACCGAGGTGGTCATGAACCAGATCGGCCATAGCATCGCCGAGGCGCCTCGCCGAGTCCTTGTCATGTATCCGACGATCTCGCAGACCGAGAAATGGTCAAAGGAGACGCTCATGGGCGAGCTGGTCAATCCGACGCCCGATCTTGCCTCGCTCATCGGCGACGATTCTGGCCGGCGCAAAAGCGGCAATACAATCCTCCATAAACTTTTCCCTGGTGGTTTGGTCAATGCCTTCGGTTCCAACGCTCCAGGTGAGATGCGGAGGGCAAAGGGCAACTTCCTTTTCGCGGACGAGATCGACGCCATCGAATCGACCGAGAGCGACGAAGGCGACCCGCTCGAGATCTTTTGGGTCCGAGGTTCCGAATATGCGGACACAATCAAGATTGCGGCATCGTATCCAAGCGTCAAAGGCAAGAGCAAGATCGAGGCGCTGATGCTGCAATCTGATTGGCGGGTTTGGATCGCGCCCTGCCCCCATTGCTCAAAGGAGTTTGTCCTGCACCGACGCCAGCTCAAATATGACCGCGACAAGCCCGAGGACGCGTGGATTGAATGCCCCGAGAGCGAATGTCGAATCACCGATGCGGAGCGCATGGAGATGATTCGAAACGGCAGATGGCAGGCGACGCGGCCATTTAACGGCATCGCAGGCTTTCACGGATCCCGCATGATGTCGCCGCATCCTCCCCAAAAGGGATTCGCGAGTCATCTGCATTGGGCGGCGGTCGAGGAGCTGAAGATCGAGGCGGCAGACAATCGAGAAAAGGCCAAGCGCGTCCTGATTAACACCTTTGACGCCGAGACTTACCAGGCGCCCGAGGAAGAGATGCCGGATCCGGTGGGCCTTGCTCAGGAGGCTTACGATTATTTGGAGCGCGTAACTGAAAACCAGTTTAAGATTCCCGGTGGCGTGCTGGTCGTGACAGGAGGTTGCGACGTTCAGGGCGACCGTTTGGAGTTTGAGTTTGTCGGCCATGGCGCAAACGGCCAAACGTGGGGGCTGGGGTATCACATTTTGAGCGGCGGCACGATGGAGCCGGAAGTGTGGCAAAAGCTTGATGCCCTGCTCCAGACCGAATTCCTCCACCCATGCGGGAAGGTGCTGCGAGTCGCCTCCGTTTTCATCGACTCTAAATACCGGCAGGCCCAGGTGCTGGCATTTACCAAGGTCAGGCAAGCTCGAGGCGTCTTTGCGATCTTCGGCTCGACCGTCTTGGGCAAGCCCATCGTCTCACAGCCGAAACGGGAAAAGCGCGGGACGTTTTTTGAGATTGGCACGCACGAATGCAAGAGCATGATCTACCAAAACGCGGCCCTCCGCCAAGATCGCAAATCTTCCATCTATCCGCATAATTACATGCATTTCCCCAGCGGCCATGGTTATACGCCGGAATATTTCCAGCGCCTCTTGATCGAGAAGGTGACGCTCAAGAAAGGACAAGACGGGAGCTTTTATGAGTTCTTTGATAAAAAGGACAAGCGCGACCGGAACGAACCGCTCGACGTTCGCGTCTACAACATTGCCGCCGCCAAGAAGCTTGACATTGCCTTTGCCACGATTGCCAAAAAATACGCTGAATATGCGGCCAAGAACCTGCCAGATCGAGGTAAAGAGCGCGAATATACTCTCGATTTCGTAGCCGATTAACCAAAAGCGCCTTGAAATCGGGCTTTGTTTTGTCGATGCCTCCGATATGGCAGCTTTACCCTCCCGCGCATTTTGCGGCGAATCGTTGGAATTTACCGCAACTGTAACGTCAGGCGCTACAGGATCGGCTCATTTCCGCAGCATTGATTCCGGCGAGGTTGTCACGGTTCCGCTGTCTGTATCCGATACGACGGCTACCGCGACCTATGCGCCGGAAAAGACGGCCAACCTGCCGGCAGGAATCTACGTTGTTGCCTTGACGCTTGAGGTGGCCGGGATTCGGTCGGTTGAGTCTATCGGCAACATCACGCTTCAAGCGCCGCCGGATCGCGCTCCGCTGCCGAGTCATGCGCGGAAAATGGTTAAAGCTTTGGAAGCACACCTTGAAGGCCGAATCAGCGACGACGAAGGCCGAGGGCTTGAGACCTACACGGTCGGAGGCGTCCCGATTACGAAAATCTCCTTGATGGACGCTCGCGAGCTTTTGACCAAATATCGCCGCGACCTCGACACCGAGATCGCCAAGGCTCGCGCTGATGCTGGCCTTTCCAACGGTCGAACCATTTACTCAAGATTTGAATGAAACCTCTCCTTTACGGCCCCAACAACAAGCCCATCCGCACTCGCAATTTCGACGCGGCTAAAGGCACTCGATACACCAACGATTGGGTTGCCGGGACAGGCCCAGCGGATAACGCGATCAAACAGGACGCCAAGTCTTTGCGCGACCGTGCGCGGGATTCTGAGAGGAATGACGGCTACATCGAGGGCGCGTTGATGGCTTTGGAATCCAACGTCATCGGCCAGCATGGTATCCGCATGAAATCGCTCGCCCGTCGAGCAGATGCGAGGAGCAAAAAGGGCTTGTCGAACAGCGCCGACAACAACGCGAGAGCGAAGGTCGAGGAGGCTTGGGAAGATTTCTCCCGGCGTGGCAATTTCGATGTCACGCGCCAGTTTTCACGCGCTGCTTTTGAGCGTCTCGCCTTGCGGTCTGCGGTTCGCGATGGTGGCTTTTTGACCCGCACCATTGAGGGCTTCCCTAAAAACGATTTCCGCTTTGCCGCGCAGGGCATCGAGATTGACGCGCTCGATCCGCACCACCGGAACGATGCCGCCCGTATCTACATGGGCGTCGAGTTTGACGAGTGGGATGAGCCGATTCGGTATCACTTGCGCAAGATGGACCCGAAGAGCGGTCGCTACACTCGCGAGACGTTCGCAGTGCCTAGTGACAACATGATCCACACCTTCCTTGCTCGACGGATCAACCAGAGCCAAGGCTATTCGTGGCTTGCCAATGCCCTCCTTCGCCTTCGCCATCTTGCCAAGTTTGAGGAGGCCGAGGTGATCGCCGCCCGTATCAGCGCCAACAAGCTAGGCTTTTTCAAACAGACCGGAGAAGCCCAATACACTGGCGATGAGGACGACGACGGCAAAGCCATTGCGCCCTCCGCACCAGGCACGTTTGAGACGCTCCCGCATGGCGTCGAGGCCCAGATGATTGACCCAGCGCATCCGAATAGTGCGATGCCTGATTTCCGAAAGGCTATCTTGCGCGGCGTTAGCCCCGGCATCTACGTCAATTACAATACATGGGCACAAGACTTGGAAGGCGTTTCGTATTCGTCTATTCGGCAGGGCGTGCTTTCAGAGCGTGACATTTACAAGATTCTCCATTCGTGGTTCATCGACACGTTTGAGATTCCGCTTTTCGAGCGTTGGCTACGAATGGCCCTGTTAATGGGCAGGATTGAAGGCTATACCCTCCTCGACTTCGACCGCCTCTCCCATGTCGAGTTTTCCGGCAGGACTTGGACTTGGGTCGATCCGGTCGGCGACATCGAGGCCATTGAGCGCGAAATCGCTCTTTCACTTAATTCGCGAGAGCGTGCGGCGAAGGATCGCGGCTTGAATATCGACAAGATCATTGCCGAGAACGAGACAGACAATGCCAAGCTGGAAGCGGCAGGGCTATCTACGGCAATTGGGAAAGCGCCGGCGCCTCCCGGTAACGTTTAAAGCTCGCCCCAGCACTTCCGAGGAACCGAGGAGATCACGC